CCCACGTCCCCGCCAAATTCCGGCATCTCTATTAAGTTGCCGTCGATGTCGGACGCGGAGATTGGGTTACCGCTAGCGTCAAACGTTATGGTGCTGCCGTCGTCAAACGTTTGAGTTGTAGTGCCGTCCGGGTTTGTTACAACCCCTGGCATTTCACCAAGCGGTGTCTCTGTGATATCTGAGCCAGCTGTTTCACCCTCAATTGGCGACTCTGTCACACCTTCTCCGGGTGTTTCTATCGGATCGCCAGACTCTACATCGCCAATGAATGGCGGCTCCTGCTGTGACGCCAAGTAATCTTCCGGCGTCTGCGGGTTAAAGAATATGTTGCCACCATTGGTTGCGGTTGCGCTTACGGGGTTTCCGTCGGCGTCATAGGTTATGCTACTGCCGTCGTCGTATGTTACGACGTTGCCACCCAAAGACTGAGCTACATCAGAGTTAATTTCTCTGATTACATCTTCTGGTGCTGGTCGACCCATTTGGTCAACAATTTGACCAGCTTCGTTGATACCGTAGTTTACTCCAGCTCGAACGCCGTAGTTTACTAACGCATTTAAAAATGCGTCTTCTACATCTCCGCCTGTCAAAGCTGCAGAAGTTGCTCCTGATGCTCCTGCACCAACTGCCTTTCCAATAACTTGTGCTGTTCCGGCGCCTACCGTGTCACCCAACATGCCCGACACTTCACCACCAACAAAACTACCAGCTTCTGCGGCTACGGTAGAAATAGCGTATGACTTCAGCGCATCCTCAAAATTACCACCTCGAGCCAATGTTGCCCCAGCGTTGATGTATGGAATTAAGTAATGCTGCTGTGTTGCTATTGCAGCAATGGTGGCGATAGTCCTAAGTGGATCATCTAGTGCGGCCTGAACCGTTTTTTCAATTGTCTTGCCCACATCTTCAACGACGTCAACTACTGTATCAACTATGTCCTCAGCAACGTCACCGATGGTCTCCACCGCGTCGCCAATTGCGTCACCAATGTCCTCTACAAACTCAACGACGGCGCTCATTGCTGCAGCCCTCCCTTAACGGATGGTCGCAGTTGAACAACAACTCGAAGGGCCCCGTCTTTAAGACGGCTTACCTGGTATCCCATGCCCTTCGGCTTGTCCTTGCCAATGTATCGAAAGATGTTCAAAAGAGATTCATCGTAGAAGGTGGTTATCATGGCGCGAAAGCCCATGGACTTCATCGTCTCAGTAAAGACGACGCTGCTTTGTAGGTAGTTCTCGGGGGTGTCTGCGTTCAGCGCGCGAAACACGGCAATGTCCGGGTTTTTATTAGAGCGGTGAACTACGAATAGGGTGTTACCCTCGCGCAGACAAACGGTATCCTCCTGGCGCAACTCGGTTGCGACAGCGGCCTGTACCTGCTCAGGAGAGTATGGGGAACCAGTGTTCTGAGTGGCGATGTTTACAATCTCCTCAGAGCTCAGTTGCTGGTGCTTGGAATCAATCATCGAATCCTCTAATCAAAAATCGAAAAACATTTTTATGGGGGCGGAGCCTGTACAGACCCGAGACATTCCTATATCCACTAATGCAGAAGTCACGGGGTTTTGTCCCTAGTTCGTTGGGCCGTTAACCATTACCACGACCACTCGCACCCAGTCCCGCCAGTCCTTAAATCCCTCTGGTCCTGGTATGCCGAACGAGTTAAACGTGGATAGGGTTACCATTGCGTTTGCCACGTCCCTCCAGCTCTCCTCGTCCACCCTTGGAAGAGGCTCCTCCCCAAAGTAGTGGAGCAGGTTCCCATTCCAACCCTCCCAAGTTGCCTCTTCCGCCAGGAAGGGTATGCTCTGCGTTATGGAGGGCACTAGGGCCTCTCGTCGCCCAGCTCGGCGGTGATAAGCACCCGGCCCATCTGGTAGGATCCGCCGGCTACGTTGGTTCCAAACTTGAGCCTGGTCTCCCGGTTCTCAATTCGCAGGTCCACCTTGCCCGTGTCCGGGGTAAACGTGAACACCGGGGAGTTAACCTCCGTCGATTGCGCGAATGGCTTGCCTATAACCTCCAGGGTCATCTCGCCAGTTTGCACAAAGTCGGGCTCTACCCGTCTAAGGTGCAGGCGTCGGTTTATTCCCCTCGCCTCGTCCTGGGCTGGGTTGCCACCCACCCAACTGATGTCGCAGGTGGTGAAGTAAGCGGGGATCGCGGTCTGGCCTGTCGGCTCAACCCTGTCCGTTCCAATCTCGTGCTGCCACATCGCGTAGCCGCTAGTCGTCGGGAACACCGAGTCTCCAACGCTTGGGTACGGGCTGATAACCTCGGTGACCGTCACGAGCGTTGAGTCCGACGCGGGGTCGTACACCACGGCGCTGATAAGGTAAGAGGTGCCAGATGGCAGGTTCGTGAACTGTATGGTCCTGTTTGGCGAATATTTTGGTGTCTGGTCGCCTTCCAGGTAGAACTGTGACGACGTCGGCGCGGGCTCACCCGCGGGTGTGGCGATGATAACGTCGGGCTGTCCCACTGTGAAGTCGTACTCCCAGCTGCACCATATGGGCGTTGGGAAAACCTCGGTCGTGTAACCGCAGCTCCTGTACGACCCTGACGCAGATCCGGCGTCGTACCAGATCTTGTCCTTGACGTTGTAGATGATGGCGTCGTTGCACTCCGTGGAGGTGCCTCGTGGATAAAAGAACCAGATCTCGTTAAAGCGAGGAACCTTGGTCGCCCAGACCTTTTGGCGCTGCGCGAAGTTCAGGTTTTCGTATACCCAATTTAGGTTCTTATCGTTTGGTAACACCTGAACGGAGCCGTTGTACATGTAGAAACGGTCAACGCCCATCCAAAAGTAAACCCCGTCCATCTCAACAACTGCGTTGGATGACATGATTGAGATCTGGCTAGAAATGATGTCGTACTTCCAGTACTGCGTTGCGTTACCGGTAAAGGATACACGTATTAGACTGTCTGTTGCCCAAAACAATCCGGACGGCGAGTTGGTGCCACCACGAACCGGCATGCCCTTCACGATCTTACCCGCGGCCATGTTCACACGGTTGGCGAGTGGCCCGTTCCAGTCATTCAAGTTCTGATCCTCGAATACCGCGTCTACGTGATTGTTCGCGATGAATCCGTCCGACCCGTATATGAACAGGAACGGGTAGAGCATCACAACGCCGCCGTCACATGTGACCGGCGCAAATGTTGGGTTGTTGCCCGCGGTGTCCGCGAGCCCGTAAAAATTCCACGTTGCACCAGTGGGTAGTATGTCCCCGACAAGGACCTGCGTCGGGTTGTCCTCTACGATGTTGATAAGGTTCTGGCCTGGGTGAGCGATCACTTTCATGCTCCCACCCTGGGAGTCGTACTGCATGTCAAACTGCCACAGGTTCGCGGGGTTCGGGTCGAACTCTACGTTCGCGATCCACACCTCCGTTTGAGACGCGGGGATGCTGGTTGGCGTTACGGTAACAGTAGTATTACCCGCGGCGAACACAGAACCAGACACGGTGTACTGGGTTGCGCCGGGTGTCTGGCTGAACACGACCTTTGTGCTGGCCGGAAACTTTGTCGTAAGGTCCCCCGCCACAACAAAGGTTGAGCTGGTGTTACTCGTCACCGCGGTTTCGGCGTAGCCAACATTTATCACGGCCTTGCTGGGGCCTGTGCCCGCGGCGAATGAGAGGCTCGTCGTGAACGCGTCGATCGTCTCCTCGGTGCCGGTGAATATAAAGTTCTGCCCGTTGTACGCGTTCGCTATGATGCCACGCGCGATCCCGTACTTGTCCAAGAACATGCGCGAGTAACCGCCGATCTTGCGTGGCGTGCCACGCTGGAAGCGGTTCCACAATCCGTCGGTGCACTCGCGGGACTCAAACACCGTGCCGTCTCGTTTAATCCCGGGCGCAAGCCCGAGGGTGTACACGACGGATAGGTTCTCGTCGGCCATTAGAACGTACCGCCGCTGATAAGGTCGGCCTTAACCTCGCCCGTGAACGTTGTCTTCGGCGTGAGCGGGTTTGTGTTGTCGATGACCATCATGTCCGTGCTGCCCGCGGATATTGCTGGCCTGCTAGTAGCCTTGAGGTACATGCCGGTGCTCGTGTCGTTTGAGAATGAGAAGGACGGTGCCGCGGTCGTCCCGTTCACCGCGTAGTAGATGTAGATCCAGGCCTGTGTGAGAAGGAACGCGTTCGACCCGCTCGTGAGAATGATCGCAGATGAGCCGTTGGCGATCGCGATCGCCGGCAGGGCGGTGCCCGTAACCTCGATGTTGATGTCGTAACCCGCCTGCCCCGTCTGGTTGCTGACTATGTACATCTGCGTGATCGCGGGCAGGACAACGTCCAGGTCTACTGTTCGTGTTCCTGATAGAGCGACAAACGTTTGTATCGTTGGCGCGCCCGTAGTCAGATCTAAGGTGTTGCCCACGATGCTGTCGACGTCGTACGTCGCCGCTGTGAAGGTTACGTCTACCTGCCTTGGGAGGCCGACGGTGAAGAAGTTACCTGTGGCGAAGTCCAGGATCACGACCGCGGAGTCCGAGGGGAACATGCTCAGGCTTGAGAGTCCGTTGATCGTCTTTGTCGCGGGGGGCGTTATAACCACGGACCCCGTGCCGCTGTTGCGAATGTTAACGAACCAGCCGGTGTTTGCCGTTGCGGTGCTCGGCAGCGTGATCGTACCAGCGCCACCATTCCACACGTACGTCGCGGATCGGTTGTTCTCCGTTAGCGTTACGTTAATGGATGTTTCTATTACCTGCGAGCCGGTGGCCAGGCGGCCGAGGATGTCAACCAGTCCGTTGCCCACCAGTGTCGCAGCATCCGCGGCGGATGTCCCCACGCCGAATGTTACGTTCTCGTAGGTTCCGGCCTCAGTCGAGTTGTCTGAGAGGTACACGTAACGTGACTCGCCCGCCAGGATCTCAATGGCCTGAAAGCCGTCAATGTCCTCAACGAAAAAGCTATCCGCTCCCATGTTTCGGAAGAGAATGTCCGTGCCGGTTGATCCCTGGTTACCTGGTGGCAGCGTGACAACCCAACCAGCGTCGTCAGGTGTGCAGTCCATGATCCTCGCGGCCGCGACGGTGCCATCACCTGGTACGGTGTACGGGGGCCAGGTTAGTGTGACGTTAGACTCGATCGCTAGCGCGGTGTAGCTTACGTCGGTGGGTTGAACTACGGTCCCAGTAAACGGCGATGTAAATGTGGGCATTATTGTGGCTCCTGAACGGATGTGTTCCTGTCAATCCTACGAGACGAGTCCTCTTTTGTTAGCTCGCTCATGGAATTTTTGTATAGCTGTGACCAAATTTGTAGCTTGTCCGGGCTCTTAAGGTACGGCTGCGCCTGCAGTAATGAACCAAACAATAGCGCTTGTGGTGCCTCTCGTGTGATCAGGTTCTCCTGGTTGTCGTCGGCGAGAGGTTGCACCCGGTTGTAATAAATAATCTCCACCGAGTACTCATCGTCAGGTATCGGAGCTAAGGCCCAGTGGTTGTAGTCGTAGTCTGAGTAGTACTTGGGCTTGCCAGAGTTCAGCTCGTTCTGTACCTGAGCCACGTAGTCTTGGCTTCGCAAGAGCACGGGCTGGCCACCGATCTTCATGGACACAGTCTTGCGCCACCGGGCTGGCTTTTCCAGGGTCGCGCCCTGAGAGCCCGACAGCAGGGTTGTCTCAACCACCACCAGCTCCCAGAGTGTTTTTACTTGTGCCGCAATCTCTTGTTCGGCGAGCATGATCATCCTTGGGATCTGCTCTACGAACGACTGATCGTCCCGCTCAGAGTACCGTATGATGTCTTGGACTAATGTGTCATATGTCAACACTGCTGCTGGCATGATTACCTCGAGTAGTAGGATACGTTAGGCGTCAACATCACCGGGGACTTGTCTCGCTCCTCGGACTCGGCCTGCGACAGCCAATAGTTCGCCTGCCCATCAAGGTACTGAATGCGGGCAAGATCGATCCCAGGGATTTGTAACGACATCTGGTGCGACAAGAGCTTTTGCACCGCCGCGATCCAACGATTGGGCACGTACAGCTCGTTCGACAGATCTCCAACGTCCTCAATCTGCTTTTCAATTATCAGCTGGAACACCTGGAAGTCGTTGTTCGGAATTGGCCACAGGTACATCTGCGGGTTGATCTGGCGGTCCATCCAGTACTGTAGCGAGCGGTCGCTCTCAAATTGCTTGTTCGGCAGGTTCCAGTAGTCGTCACGGTTCAGGCGCGCGAGCGGTATGTCCTGCTGCGTATAAGAAAAAGAAAGTGCACGTAACGAGAACGTTGTTACTCCGGTATTGCGGATCCGGAAGTTGTTGTGGCCGGGGCTTGGCTCGACCGGGAAGTAGTACCACTCATAATCAGCCAGTGTGACCGTTGGCAGAGTGTAACGAAGAGTCCAGGTGACGCCGTCTTCACTTGTCTCGTACACTAGGTTCAACGTTTGGGCGCCATATGAGTTAAACCCAACCTGGTATATGCGCTGCGATGCGCCGTAGTTCGCGCCGAACCAGTTGTTTTGTAGCGTTGACGTGCCGAAGGTTACCAGGTTGTTGTCGAACAGGTTGGGCGCGGTGGCGTTGCTCGTGGGCAGCGCCGCGGAGATCGCCGGCGTTACCAGGTAGCGCCAGTTAGCCTCACGCACGTCGACCGTGCCCTGTGGCAGGTTTATGATTGTCTGGTTCTTGACCGTGCCGGACAAGTAGTTCTCCAGCATCCACAGGTTAACTCCCCGGTTTGAGAGGTTCTGTAGTATGTAGAAAAGAGCTAGCTTGCCAGCGTCAATGTACTCAGGCGTTTGCTCTTCCGCGGGCTTTCCGGCCTCACGGAAGGCAAACTCAATCATCTGCGCTACATTTACCTTGGTCTGGTTTGTGGTGCCCGAGTAGGCCATTACTTATCTCCCGCGTCCGCTTGTCCGCATTGGTGCGTTTGACTTGACACGCGATGGCAGGTTCTTCTGTGCCTTACCTGCGGCAACAAACTCCTTGCCCACCTTCTTGGGGATACCAAGAGTACTCTTCCCCTCTGCGGCGGCGTGCATCGCTCCAAGTTGCGCCTTTGATTTAATGGGCATCTCAGCAGACCTTGCCGCCGTAGGCGTACTGACCAACGGCTTCCAGACCCTTCATAAGGTTCTGTCGCTCCAAATCGCTCATTGCTCCCATACCAGCAGCTCCTGCGTTCCCCATTGCTGCAGACGGGGCTCTCATTGATGCAACACCTGCTGCGCCGGCGCCACCAAGACCAGACATGCCATCAGGACCACCCTGGAACATTTCCATAATGCCTTGGCGCTCTGCGTTTGACACTGCGCCTTTGCCTGGCATAGGCCGCTTCATGGGGCGGCGCTTTACTGGTGCTGTTGCGTCGTCCGGCTCCTCGTTAAAAAAAGGGCGACGGCCTCCGGCCATCATTGGCATCTCCTCTACTGACATCTTCATTGGCGCAGGGGTAATCTCCTCGACCATGGTCGTTGTCTCAACCACAGGCTTCATCTTCTTGGTCTTGGCAATTGCCTTCTTGTCGCTCTTGTCTTTCTTCATGTTAATTGCTTTGCTATCAAAGCGCTTGACAGTGCCCTCTTCCTTTTTGGAGCGGCCGCCTTTTTTGAGTTTCAGCTCAGTCTTTGGATCGCCCTTGTGCTTTGCTGACTCATGCTGCGAGATAGCTTTCTTGGCAATCTTCTTGTCTACGGCGAGGTCTTTCTTTTCCTCGGCCTTCTCTTCTTTTTTCATCGCCTTCTTGGTGACGAAGCCACCTTCCTTAAAGCAGGGTAGGTCGCACTTCATCTTTGGGTTTGCTTTGAATCCTTCCATGTTACTTCTCCTTACCTTTGTAATCCGGTTAAATAGACCGTGCGGCCGTCCTTTTTTACTGCTGTCAGTGCTTCATTCTTTAGCTTGCTTGGGTCGTATGAGACGTGAACCCAACCAGAGTCTGGCACGCCCTGCGTGTAGAACTCCAGGATAACCTGCGTAAACTTCAGATTGTCCGCGATCCACTTCGCCAGGTCATAGTTCGACACACCTGGTATCTCAATGTCCGCGGCCTGGCCCTTGCAGTGATCTGATGTGGGGCTCCCGCCAACCTTCTGGTTAACCTCGGGCGCGCGGAACCCGGAGTTGCACTTCACGCCC